GTGCATTTTACGAGGCACTTACTGACGAGAACCGTGCGCCGGAGTTGCGTAAGAAGATGGAAGCCGACAACGATATTGTTGAAGCGCCGCCACAAGTCTCGTTCGTGAAGGTAATTGCAAACGAAAATGAAGGCGATGACATCACACAACAGGCATTGTTCTATTATGAGGATGGAGACCACTGGTCGCAACACTTTCTTTACTCGTATAGAAAGAATAAGCACATCAATGAAACGATGACTTTTCATTCAGATGAAAATGGCGCAATGAAAGATGGAAAAGAATTGTTTGCTGAAAAGGGTTATGTACACAGCAACGAAGCAATGAACGCCACAATAGATATTATTAGGATCGGATAATGAGAATATTAATCGACGAAGAATATGGCTACAAACATTGGCTTTGGGAAGTCGATGCTGATTGGGATGATATTCAAGATTTACTTGATGTCACAATAAGAGGTTCTCAACACTTCTATTCTGGCAATCCCGACCTTCCTGAACAATTCCCTGATGGCACTTGGGAAGAAATCTCATACGAAGAGTATAAAGAAATTCGTGATGCCAAGGAATTTGATGCCATTGGTATGCTACACGAACAGAACGATTCTTGGTATAGTCATTACGACGATATCAAATTTCACAACCCCTATACAGGAGAAACTTTCAATGATTGATGAAGCAATGCAACAGCGAGTAATCTTTCGATATCTCGATATGTTACGGGAATCTGGCAAGACCAATATGTTTGGAGCCATTCCGTATCTTGTCGATTCTTTCAAAATCACGAAGTACGATGCAAATCGCCATTTGGTGAAGTGGATGGAGGCTTTCGGCGAAAGGCACAATCCCTCTGGCGCCCACCAAGAATGTGAAGTATGTGGCGGAAACTTATATGAGTGTGATTGTGAACCGCTGGCTTGAAAAAATCGCGTTAAAAAAAGCGAAATTCGGAGTTGACTCGGAGGTCATCTGAGTGTATAATGAAGAGTAATATGAAGGAAATACTATGAATCTAGGAAACGCCACAACTCAAGAAGTTTTTACTTATCTCTACGAGAACAAGATTACTGTTGATGAGGCGTATACAGATGGCGACGATGTTTATTGGGCTTGTTCTACTGGAACTGGCTTTAGCACCTTCGATTTTCCTATGAACGAAGAGCAGGCGTATTTTGCCTCTTTCCTTTTTCACCAGTTGTGTGAGAAGGGTGTGTGGTTCGGTGATGCCGAAAGGCTGGCGCAGGCGTATGTTATGGCATACAAGGTAATGCAAAAGCCAATATCCGAAGACGAACAAGAACAAATCCGCCAGCAATTGCTCAATGCAATTGAATCTGGCAATGTTGGATTTGCGGGAGAAAATAACAATGACTACGAATGAACTTGACAAAAAGGACCCGTTGTATATCTTGGGGATGTTCATCGGTACTATTTTGATTGGCTTTTTGTTCGGTGTTGGCTATAATCTTAGCCTGATGCTGTTCAACTAAAAGGAGATAGTAATGCGTAATGCAACTATTACTACAATTTTGATTGGCTCTGCACTTTCGATGCAGGGATGTGGAACTCTTATGGGCGCCGGCGTTGGCGCACTTGCGGGACAAGCGATTGCAGGTAACACTACTGGCACTTTGATTGGTGCAGGTATTGGGGCTGCTTCTGGTTATATCATCGAGAATGAGATTCAGAAGCAAGAGCGATTACAGCGAGAACAGAACCAGCGTGAGCAGGATATTCTCCGCGAGCGTGAGCGTGGTTACACGACCACCGAATCGAATACTCGTCGTGTTCTCAACGAAGATGGAACGATTACCGAAACAGGTACAGAAGTCGTTCATTCTGAGAAGGTTGAGCCTGGTTACAATGGATTGCCACAATGAGTGATAGAGGTTCTGGATATATGATTAATCTCGGCGACGAGGTTATAGTGAAAAAGGAAATCGTTTCAGGCGGATGTAAACATATCAAAGGCAAATTAGTTGATATTAATATGTCTGGAATGCTTGATACGATTCAACTAGAGAACGGTGATTTTGTGCAAGTAGACCGCAGTGAAATTTTTCCCGCGAACATTGATGAGATTGTTTCTTTCAAACAAATGAAGGAAGAACTCAACAGAGGAATCTGTGAAGTGACTTTTACGAAGAAGAACGGCGAAGAGCGAGTGATGCCCTGTACCCTAGTATTCGACCACATTCCAGAAGAGCATCATCCGAAGGGGACTGGTACTCAACACAAATCGCAAGATACGATTGCGGCGTGGTGTATGGACAAGGAAGCGTGGCGGTCTTTCCGTATAGATTCTGTTACGAAGTTTGAACGGTTGACTGGTGTTGATCGTGGCGAAAAGACAACTGTTGATTTGAAAGGTATTTTCGATGATGGGTAGAGTTATTGAAGAAATAGACCATTTGATTGAATCTTTGCAGGATGCTAAAAAATTCATCATAAATAATAATGAATCGCAAGGAAAGTTTCAATTCGAATCGAAGGAGACAGTGATGTATAATATTGGCGACAATGTAGTTAACTCTGAAAATCTTCAAACTGGTAATGTTGTTCAGATTGATGAAGAAAATCAAAAGGTAGAAATCGCCTATAATAATGGCGGAACTGCCTGGGTTTTGGCAGAGAATGTAAAGAAACTTCTGCTTGAAACTGACCCCATTCCGCGACAGCAGTTTTTGAATGAATGAAAATAAATGAAATCGCGGGTATCGTATAAAGGCATTACCCAAGATTTCCAATCTTGTGATAAGGGTTCGATTCCCTTTACCCGCTTTGGAGATATTATGTACAGACTACACATTGACATTCCACTTAGTGAAAACGAAGAAGATGCTGTTAAAATGGCAATCAGTTTAATGGAATGGACATTTAAAGATGTGGACTGTAAAACAAGATTGAGAATGCTTACGAACAATAAAATCGAACAAGTGAATTATCGTCTTGGTTATGATGACGACCGCCAAAAGTCTAATTACCTAGACAAAAACGAAAACGGACATGTGAGTAACAAAAAAACAAGGATATCCATATCTGGCTAATTGCAGGCCAGAAGCGGATGGCATCAGCAGTAGAGTTTATACCTCTATTTTCGTGGGTTCGAATCCCGCCTGGCCTATTGGAGAAATATTATGAAAAAGATTACACTAGAATTTGACCAGAGTTGCCTTACGGAACAGAAGCGTGTTCCTTTAACGGGCAAGTCACGCAAGAAGGCGTTTTCCTATAAGACTATTAAGGTAAACAACCCAAGAGCGTGGGAAGTTATTACGGTGGAAAATTCCATTAATTATGTGCCAGGGCAACGCCTAAATAAGAAGCAAGTTGAAATGCTTTGCAAGGGTGAGGGATTTGATGTTGCTATTGGGCAACCTGGCCAGTTCCGTCAACATAATAGTAGGTATTGATAATGGCACATTGGAACGCAGGATTCACCCAAAAAAAGCAAAAGCAAATGATGAGGGATGCTGTCGAAAAAGAAAGACAGCGAAAAATTGATAAGCCTAAACCCCTCTATAGAGATTACTATAGTGGAGTCAGTCAGTCAGGGCTACACCAAAGAAGATTACAAGCAGAAAAAGAACGGAAGTTCTGGATTCTTGGTGGAGTGATAATTGGTATTGTTGCCATTGCAGGAATCTTTGGAATTATTTGGGCATTATGAGAATTGAAGACGATATTAAACTTGACTATTGCGATGTTCTAATTCGCCCGAAGCGTTCGATTCTTGAATCACGCAAGGAAGTAGACCTATACCGCACATTCAAATTTAAGAATGGTACAGAGTGGACAGGTGTTCCAATCGTTGCATCGAATATGGACACAACTGGCACAATTGAAATGGCAAGAGTTCTTTCAGAATACGATATGCTCACTTGTCTCAGTAAACACATTACAACTTTCCCAACAGACGAAGATTTTGACAATCCGTTTATGGCAGTTTCGTTTGGAATGAGCGAAGAAGATGAACAGGCATTACTTGGTTCGGCGGGCATACGATATCATGGAACAAATTTTTTAACAAATAAAGATTTCATATGTCTAGATGTTGCAAATGGATACACGCAACGATTCATTGATTTTGTCAAGAGTGTTCGTGATAGATGGCAAGATAAGATTATCATTGCAGGAAATGTTGTGACAGCAGAAATGACAGAAGCATTGCTTTTGGCAGGCGCGGACATTGTAAAGGTTGGAGTTGGTCCAGGCAGCGTTTGTACAACAAGAAAAGTTTCTGGAGTTGGATGTCCACAACTTTCAGCCGTAATAGAATGTGCCGATGCCGCTCACGGGCTGAACGGATATATTATGGCGGATGGCGGATGTCAATGCCCAGGCGATGTCGCTAAGGCATTCGGTGCAGGAGCAGACTTCGTTATGCTTGGGGGAATGCTCGCAGGACACGATGAGTGTGAGGGAGAAGTCCACACAGACAACTCAGGAGACTCGTACAAGGTGTTCTACGGGATGTCTAGTGATACTGCTATGCAAAGACATAGCGGTGGTGTAGCGACTTACAGAGCGTCTGAGGGGAAAACTGTCAAAGTGCCATATCGTGGTGCAGTATCGGATACCATCAAGCAAATTCTTGGTGGGCTTCGAAGTGCCTGTACTTATACTGGTGCCAGGAAAATTAAGCAACTGCCAAAGTGTACTACTTTTGTGCGAGTAACGCGCCAATTGAATACAGTTTTTGGAGATTCGTAATGCTTCTTTTTTGGATTTCTATTACATGGATTTTTGCACTTTTTTCCTTGTATTCAATCTTTCGTGGTGTAGAATATAAGGCAACCATTAAGATTCTAGATAAAGAGAATGAGTCTTTGAGAGTAGCCAACAAAAATCTTACACAAATTATTCGAGAAGAAGACGAAAAGAAAATGGCATTCGAGGTTAATTGCGGATGACTAGACAACCAACAATTTATATTGCAGGACCTATGCGTGGTTATGAAGATGGAAATTTTCCTGCCTTCGACCGCCAAGCAAAAGTTCTTAAAGAACAGGGATGGATTGTAATCAGTCCTGCTGATATGGATAGAGAAGAAGGTGAACCTCCAGGCGGACACTTGGACTTTGACCCTGCAACAGATTATGAAGACCGTGAATTTATGCGGGATGCATTGAAAAGAGATTTGGTTGTCATTTGTGAAGATTGTACTGCAATTTATATGATGTCTGGTTGGGAAACCAGTCGTGGAGCAAAAGCAGAATGGCATACAGCGAAGGCAGTTGGACTGGATATATATTATGAAGCCCCGTTGCCCGAGAAACATAAACACTGAACCCACTGTGGGGTCAGTAACTCAGTTGGTAGAGTAACGGTCTTTTAAACCGTAGGTCGTGGGTTCGAACCCCACCTGACCCATTAAGATTTCGTTCAACAAAATAAAGGAAACCTATAATGAAATTAGTTTACATTAAGAACCCCGGCTGTGGGTGGTGCAAAAAAGCAGACCCCATTGTAGAGGAATTGGTGAAAGATGGTTATATAATTACCACATTGGATATCACCAAGCCTGATGAAGCACAGACAGCACAACAATTACAAGCAAAGCACAATGCTCAGTGTGGTACGCCATTTTTCCTTGACGCGGAAACTGGCAATCAGGTTTGTGGATTGAAGGACAAGGAAATTCTTATCAAATGGGCAAATGGCGAAAAGATACCTGCTCCGCCGCCGCGTCCTACACCACAACAACGACCGAATCAACAAACCAATCTCGATTTACCAGAATTTCGCCTTTCAATTTGGAACGAAGCAAAGCAAATTTTACAAGACAAGTTTTACAACGATTATGAAGTTTGGACTGCTTGGCAGTTTGATGAACAGGCGAAAGGCGATTGTCCACTTTCAAAGAAGCCTTCTTTCCCCACTCACAAGGCGATTAAGAACGAGGCTGATAAAATTTTAGAATTTGTTAAAGTTAGTGTTTGACTTTGGACGATAATAGGTTATACTGTGTATAACAATCAAGGAACGGATGTGTTGCGGCACACCATCTAATTTCCTTTCAGTGAATGCCGCACATTAAGGAGTACACTATGAGTTGTACTATTAACAAGCGCCGTAAGGTTATGAACTGCCTGGCGAACGGTGGAGGCCTGACCGCGAACGAGGCCAAGAGTCGATTTGGTGTCGGCAATCTCCGTGCTACGATCAGTAGCATCAAGTCTCAGGTTGAGGCTTATGGTAATTGGGAGATCGTTACCGAAGAGACACCTAGCGGTTTGACCCGTTACTTTATGGAAGACACGCATCCTGGCAGCAGGACTTACGGCTTCGATAATCACGGCGTCCGTTACGCCCTCTGATTCAGCACTGCTGAATTGACAATTGAATACCCCTTAGTGATGGGGGAAGTTCTAATGCCCATCACAAGGTTTTGACAACTGAATAAAAAAACATTGTGTGGGATTGATCCCCTGCACACGGACGGTGACAGAATAATTTTTTGTTATTGAAGATAATGTATACGATTCCCTGTAGTGGGGTGTGAATGCTCTAATGAGTAAAGCAGAATTTAACTGATTCAATCGTAGTGCGAGTAGGGAATAATCAAACTAGATGACCCCGAAAGTTGTGGGTAAATGTTAATCCCACCCGTCCACTTTACTACTCGTTCCTTCGAGTACAAGGCCTTCTGAGACCCTCGTTATGTGGGTGAAAATGATGTAAGATTCATTACGACTTTGAGTGGGCGGCCCCCGCTGGGAACGACTTTTAGGGGATGGTAGGTTGAGTCTTTTAGAAGAAGAAAGATTCCCTGCCATCCCTTTTTTTGTGTTTGACTTTGATGTTGTGTGGAGTATAATAAACAGATGAACAAAGTGAATTTTATTCATAATGGTGATTGTATAGAGTTTATGAAAAACTATACAGGTGCTGTTGATTTGATTCTTACCAGTCCGCCATATAATATGACCAAACGACCAGGCGGTGATGCAGATTCAGGAAGGTATGACGAATATGAAGATTGGAAGGAAGCAGACGAATATATTGATTGGTCTGTGGATGTGTTTAATTGTTTTGATAATTCTCTGGTTGACAACGGCGTAGTTCTCTACAATTTCTCCTACTCGATTGAGAATCCTTCGATGCCATATCATTTGGTTACGGAGATTACACACCAAACCAACTTCGCTTTGGCGGATACTATCGTCTGGAAGAAGAAGTCTTCGATTCCATATCCTGCCAGTCCAAATCGGCTACAACGAATTTTTGAATTCGTTTTTGTTTTCGTTCGTGACAGTGAAATGAATTCATTCACTACGAACAAACAAGTAAGTAAAGTAAGCAACACTGGTCAGAAGTATTACTATCCTGTTTCGAACTTCATTGAAGCGAAGAACAATGATGGTGCGACCAAAGATATTAATCAGGCGACATTCTCAACTGACTTTGTAACTCAGTTGTTAACGACATACGCTAAACCCGAAAAGTCGTTTGTAGTATTTGACCCATTTATGGGAACAGGTACTACAGCGAAGGGATGTGTTGAGTATGGCTGTTCCTATCTTGGAACAGAAACAAGTAAGACTCAATGCGAGTACGCAAACAATAGACTACAAAAATTATCGGTTTTAAAATTCGATGAATGATGTAAGACCCCATCGTCTAGTCAGGTCTAGGACATCGGGTTTTCATCCCGGCAACGCGAGTTCGAATCTCGCTGGGGTCGTTGACTATGCGAGCGTAGCCCAATCGGCAGAGGCAACAGACTTAAAATCTGTCAAGTGCGGGTTCGAGTCCCGCCGCTCGTACTTAGGCGCCTGTAACTCAGTTGGACAGAGTAGCGGTCTTCTAAACCGCAAGTCGCAGGTTCGAGTCCTGCCAGGCGTGTTAAAAGGATAAAATATTATGGCATCATGTGGACACAGTACTGCTTCAAAGAATAGAGACATTGTTGAAGTGTTTGGATATGATAATCCTCCCTATTGGTACTATTCTTCTTTGAAAAAGAAGTATAACTTCGTTGAAGGGGATATGGGGTTTCGAAGTTTTATGGATATGATAGACGGCTACTTTGATTTCATTGGAGGTGTCGTTTGTGCTTTGACTGGAAGACCCGAACCGTGGCCGAATGGAGAAGACCCAGGCGGGAATTATTACAGATATTTTCATCTTGACCATTGCCACAAGATAGAAAAAAAGATAAAAGAAGAAGGTGGGATGATGTTGCTTTCGCTTCGTGGTTTTATTGAACCGGCACAAAATACACTCTTGGGAAATTTGGAAAATAGCCCTCTTCCTCTTCAAGAGGAACTTAAAGCACGGGGGAAGATTGCAAAGTATATTGCAGACCCTCCATTCCAACAATTTCTTAGGAAGCATAATCGCAAAGAATACAAAGAAATGGTTGAGGGAACAGGCAGATATGACCCAAGGTGGGTATGAAAATAATTGGTGGTAAAAAATTCGAAAGAGATGTTGCGGAGAAAACCGTTGCGTGGTGTCTTAGTCATTTCAACATTAATGATGTAGATGTTCGTATGAATATTCGTCGAGATGAGTCTTGGGGATATTGTGAAGAAGACGGTGATAATAAATTCACCATTGTGGTTGACCCCGAACAGACTCTACGAGATTTTGTTGCCACGATTGTACACGAAATGGTACATCTGAATCAGTATATTACTGGCGAATATCGAGGAACTGGTGAAGCAGAAGCCAAATATTTTCAATATAGGCTGACAGATAAACTTTGGAATGAGGGTGCATTATGAAAACTTTTTTCTTGACTGTGCCTGATTATGGTGCTATAATACTATATAGATTGGTATCGTTGATATCGGAGTAAACATTATCGAACACGGGAGTTCGAATCTCCCCGCCTCCACCAGAGGCACCCTTGCTTAAATTTTATTTTACACACAACATCATTAAAGCAACATAACCCGCAAGGGTGTCTCTGGAGGGGGCGAATGGTTTCGATTCGGTAGTAAGTAACAATGAAGTAGATGCCCGAGAAGACAACCTACTCGCAAATCGCGGTTGTAAATTTCAAATGGCGAAACACAATACGCCCTTGCAGCCTGACCTTTAGGTCACAAAGCGGAGTTTGAAACGCTTGTCAACAGAAAGTTTCCGTGTGCCCCCGTGCGTTTAACGGGGGATTTTTAATTGACACCTATATATTATGTGATATAATTTCAATAAAGGAGAATATTATGAGTAAATATTATCATTCGTATGTGAAAGTTGATGAAGTTCCCATTGATATTTTGTTGACAGAAGCAGAAGTAAAGAGAGCAACCGTTAGAGCAATGAAAAATCCTGAAGATGTTCCTTATTGTGAAGGTGCAGGATGTTGGCCTATAGATTGCCCGCAAAGCAAGTGTAGTTTACTGCAATGGATTATGGGCAAGTGTTGTGAGTGTGGTGAGTGTGATGACTGATGGACAAGCCGGCAAAGGCGACCGTTATCGACCAGTAGACCAAAAGAAATATGATGAGGGTTGGAAAAAAGCATTCGGCAAGAACAAGAAAAATTCCAAAAAAGGAATTATGCAACCAGGCGGCATATATGATATGACAGATATTCCTCAACCAGAAGATAAAGATAAGGATAATTAGTTATGGCACAGAAGAATCAAGCGGCATCAGATGCACATACCGCAAATTTAATTAAAGTTGGTAAGCCTCGTACTTCCAAGAGATTTCGGAAGAAGGGCAATGCACCAGCAAGAACTTCCAAAAGAGGAAACGGGAAAAGAATTAGATGAAACACCTTGCAAAAAAATCTGCATCAGTTTTATTCAAGACATATATTGCATGGTCTATATTGGCTGATATAATTTTATTGAGCGGTTTGTTTTATTTATTGTTTAGATGAACGAAAAGAAAATTCTCAAATTAACAGATGTTGCACTGCCAATTTCTTTGGATGTTCCCCGTCCGAAGAAACACGTTTCTATCATTGTTCGTAAGAACGAGATTGTGTCGGTAGGCACAAACAACTTTCGGACGCACCCGCTGGCGAAGAAGTATGGATATTGGTTTGATGAGGTGCATTCAGAACTGGATGCACTTTTGCGTTATAGAGGACCAAAAGATAATCTAAAACTGGTAAACTTTAGATTCAATCGTTTTTGTGATATGAGAAATAGCAAGCCGTGTTGTCGATGTTTGCCTTGGTGTGATGTTGTGTTCGATGATATTTGGTACAGCACCAATGACGGAATGGTTAATCTTTAGAAGCCTCTTCCCAACATTCTGATTTGTTTCCCCAGCCTTGTTCGAAACCATAGGCTTTCCAGAACCGAATATCTTTACAAAACGAACCATACTTTTCGTTCATAAGTTTTTGGTATTCGATGTGTTTGTTTTCGCCACACCAAGAATCAAACCAACCAATATCCCAGTTTGAATCTGGCTCCCAGTCATAAATGTCTGCGTGAACCAAACGAATCTTTTCGTTCTTTGGACAATAGGGCCAGACCAAATCTATAACTTCTTGGTACTTTTCTATAATTGTAATTGAAACTACACTGGAATTTTCCATTAAGGATTGGTTTACCATTCCCAGTCCAAGACCGCCAACAAAAACATTTCCGTGAGCATCTTTTAGAAATTGTTCGTGTTCACGATATTCTCTTGTAGTGTCTTGCATAATATGATGGCATTTATTATATAAAATAGTATAGGTATCTTGTGGTTCTTCTGAACCAGCCCAACGATTTGTTTCTTTTTTTTCTATACGAAAGTTACCCGAAACACCTTCAGGTATGTTCACTTTAATTCTTGTCACGATATAATTACTTTTCCATCACCACCGTCGGCATGGTTTTGTGATGATTCATCAGTTGAACCTGCTCCACCTGCACCTGCACTATCTCCTAGTGCGGCGCCCGCTACGCCGAGGAGGTCCATTGCTGTTCCATTATTTCCGTTCGTTGCAGCACAGTTTGAACCACTGTCACAATCTGATACACCGCCCGTACCATCTTTGCAAGATGAAAGACATTCACCACCAGCACTTCCTTCTCCGCCGCCTGCAACATAATCAACACCACCATATGAAAGTGTTGTGTTTCCACCATCAGAACCGTTATTCCCGCTGCCCGTTCCTTTTGCTCCACCTGCTCCAACACTAAAAGTAAGAACTGTGCCAGGAGCAACTTCATTAAGAGTTACAACAATTCTTCCTCCGCCGCCACCACCGCCGCCGTTTGTAGTTCCACCACCTCTACCGGCGGACACGGCCTTACCACCACCGCCGCCGCCACCATACATTGTGATGGTGATGGTATCTACACCGCGTGGAACAGTGTATGTTTGAGAACCAGTGGAAGAGATTGTAGTAGAGGAAGCCGATCCAATGCCAGGCTTACTAAGAGTGTAGTCGCCCCAACTTGGTTCATACAAATCAGGCCTGACCCTTGCCTTAATGATAGGCCTTTCCTGTGGTGGCTTATCGTGTCTAGGATTTGATTTTTTGAACCTATCCTTAAAACTCATTTTTCAACTCGCAATAATAGAAATAGTAGCACCGGCTGCAAGGTCAGCAGTTACCCAAACATGTCCTAGTTGACGAACTTCAACGAACACTTCTTCTCTTTGTTGTAGGTTAAAACCACCTGTTGGTCCTAAGGGCACCCGTATTGGCATATCATTACTAGTCCCTGCTGAATCCGTAGTCACCCATACATCAGTGGCGGTAACATTTTTAATACGAACACCATTTTCTAATGTTGCGCCATTTGCAATTGCCCACGCTTGGGGCGAAGAAGTCGCACCAGAAGAATTAAGTCTTCGCCATTCAGCAGGAACTATGGATTGATATCCTACAACTACAGGGTCAAAAATCTGCATTGTGCGAATATCTGTGAAGTTAGGGTGATGTGGTCTTTGGGGATATGTACCGTATTTGTTACTCATTTGTCTTTTCCTATTCTAATGAAGGTTGCTACACTATATGTATAAAGGCATATATACTATGTATAATAAGGAAACCGAATGAAGGTATTTACTACGTTTATTGCTGAATCGAAGAATGTTCATATGGAACATCTTGAAGATACTGTGTGGAACGAAGGTTCTTCAGGTGTTGCTACAGCCATATCTTTTTTAGAATCAGTGGCTGAAATGCTTCATGGAAATGCATCATCAGGAGTAAATGTTACCGTTAAATGGGATGGCGCACCTGCGGTGTTTGCAGGAATACACCCCGAAACCAAAAAGTTTTTTGTGGCAACAAAATCTCTTTTTAATGTTACCCCAAAAGTCAACTATACGAATGCAGATATCGACAAAAATCACGGACACGCCGCTGTATTAGCAAGCAAGTTAAAAGTTGCTTTAAAGTACCTTGGTAAATTGGGTATTAGAGGAATTCTTCAAGGCGATATTATGTTTACAGATGATACATCATCGACAAAAATCGACGGAGAGAATTATCTTACTTTTACCCCGAATACGATTACCTATGCAGTACCCGCTGGCTCAGATACAGCGAAATCAATTGAGAAGGCAAAGATAGGAGTAGTATGGCACACAAAATATACAGGAAAGACAATTAAAGGATTAAAAGCATCCTTCAACCCTAGAGTTGGTTCTCTCGCAAAGACTAGGGATGTCTGGTTTCAGGATGCCGATTTTCGAGACACTTCGGGTACATCAACATTTACAAGTACAGAATCGTCCACAATTAATTCTTTGATTGCAAAAATTAAGAGACAAGCAGGCGGTGTAAAAAGATATCTTGATACACTGCGTGGTAAGCCTATGATTATTTCAGAGGTAAAAATCTATGGTAATGCCCTTATCCGTCAGGGAGATGGAGAGGTTGGTTCTGCGGCTGGGTTCATTAATTATATTGACTCAAAAATGCAGGCAGCCATAGATACGCTAAAGACGGATAGTGCAAAGGAGCGAAAAGAAACAATCAAAAAAGATTTACTTGCATATTTAAGCAAGAATTCTACAAAACTGGATTCTATTTTTGCGTTGCACGCCGCCTTGGCGGAAGCGAAGGTATTTATTATTCGGAAACTTGAACAGGTAAAAGAAATAGGAACTTTTATCAGGACGGCTGACGGATTTAGAGTAACTTCACCAGAAGGTTTTGTTGCTGTGGATAGAGTAAGTAACACAGTATTAAAATTAGTAGATAGATTAGAATTTAGTAAAGCAAACTTTACTGTTCCTAAGAATTGGAACAAATAAAAAGGAAAAATAAATGAGCGAAGAATTAGAAAATCAAATTCCAGAAATTCCAGATTTAGAAATACCAGACATTGATTTGGAAGATTATGAAATTCCAGAAGATGAAGAAACTGCGGTAGAAGACGAATCTGGTGGTTCTCAAACCTTCGCTTGGATTGGTTCTGGGCAAGGTGGTGGCAGAATTGCAAAAGCATTTTATGAACGAGGATATAAAAAATGTATTGCAGTAAATACTTCTCGTCACGATTTAGATACTCTTGAATTGCCTGCCGAACAAAAAATGTTATTTGATGTGGGTGAACAGGGTGCAGGAAAGGATATGGATAAAGGCAATGAAGCGGCAAACAAATATAAACAAAATGTATTCGATCTTATGCGAAGAGTCTATGGTAGTAATGTCGATCATCTTTTTGTCTGTGTCGGTGCTGGTGGTGGCAGCGGAAGTGGTTCAGTCCTCGTTTTAATTGAAACTGCCAAGAAATATATGAAGTATATTGGGCACGACGATCCAGAAAAACGAGTTGGAGTAGTTATGTCTTTGCCAACCAGAGGCGAAGCAAATTCACCAGTAGTGTCAAAAAATGCACATGAAGTGTTGAGCGTTGTTGGTGGATGTGCAAAAGAAAAAACCATTTCTCCTCTTATCATTCTTGACAATTCCAAGATTGAAAGAATGTATAAAGGATTAACGGTTAAACAATTCTGGCCAACAGTTAATAATACCATCTCTGGTCTATTCCATGTATTCAATGTACTCACAAACAACCCATCACCATATACATCATTTGACCCAACAGACTATTCCAGCGTCTTGCGGTGTGGTGGCGTAATGGTTATGGGTGTAGCGAAATTAAAAGAGTTTGATGACGAACAAAAGGTATCAAGTGCAATCAAGACAAATCTTGAAAAGACACTTCTTACTGATGTAGAACTTTCAGACTCTAGTGTTGCCGCCTGTGTGGCAATTGGCGGTAAGGATATTATGGAAAATACGCCAGGATTAATGGATAGTTTATCGTATGGATTCGATACGCTATCTTCGTTATGTCCAAATGCAACTCTGCATCGGGGTATTTATGAGGATGGAAAAGATAGTTTAAGGTTATATACCATAATATCTGGTCTAAATATACCAGAGAAAAGGTTACAGCAATTAAAAACAGTTTAAAAAAGGAGAACTGATATGACATTAGCAGTTTTAGGTACAGTGTGGTGGAGCGTTCTATGTTTCGTGGGCGGAGCCTTGATTGGCGTTCCACTATGGAATTGGATTAAAGCAAAAGCACCTTGGAATAGATGAGTAAATCGGTCAGAGATTTTCTGAACGAAGACAAAACGAAGGCTATCGTTGTAACCTTCGGGCGCTTTCAACCACCTACAATTGGTCATCAAAAACTAGTTGATGCGGTGGTTGACAATGCCCGAAGGGAAAGAGCAGAGCATCGTATTTACCCAAGTCGAAAGGCAGGCGACAATAGAGACCCTTTAAAGCCCAGAGACAAAATTAGTTTTATGAGAAAGATATTTGGCAGGAAAGTAAATGTTATAGACGATAGGTCTGTAATAAATCCGTTTTATATGATGCAGAAATTAAGTGATGAAGGATATAAAAAAGTTATTCTTGTCGTTGGTGGTGATAGAGTAGCAGAATTAGAAAAAAGTATTTCAAAATATGTTGGACCAGATGGATATCAATTTGACCACTTTGAAGTAAGAAGTGCAGGACAGAGAGACCCCGATGCAGAAGGAGTCGAAGGAATGTCTGCTTCAAAGATGAGAGCGGCCGCAGTTGCGGGAGACTATGAAAGTTTTGAATTGGGCGTAGGAAACAAAATAATTGCAAAACAACTATACAAAAAATTGAGAACTGCAATGGGTGTGCGAGAATCACTAGAAGAAGATTGGAATAGACTGATTAGTTTAGAGGAAGCAAAAGACAAAAGCCTTCCAACGGTTATTGCTATTACCAAATCTTCTACAGATAATGAGAAGTCTGATACCATTGAAAGATTGGCAAAAGTATGTAAAAAGAAAGGTGTATCTTTCTTTGCCGTGCATACTGACCACGCATTTATTGTAGACAAGGATATGGAAGATAACGAAATTACTATTCATAATTATGGCGGCGACGGAAAGAATATTAATCTAAAAATAGACAACACCGTTGCGTTGGTTCGCGGCGGGGCTATTCTTGATAATGCTGGTACGGGTATGGTAAAAACGCTACAGGAAGTTGGAATGTTTATGGTAAACAGTCTTGAGTCTATGCAATTTTGCCAGAACAAAATGGTTACTGCACTTGCACTTGAACAAAATCAAATTTCATCTCCACGAACAGCCTTTGTGAATAACGAAGATTCGATTGACATTGCTCTTGAAAAGATCGGGGGCAAGTTCCCTGTTATCATAAAAACGATTACAGGTGCTGAAGGTATCGGAGTTTCGAAAATTGAGTCCTATGAGTCCCTTAAATCCGTTCTACAGTCCTTGTGGAAGCACGAAGCAGAGATTATCCTTCAGGAATATATGGAGATTAAACACGATGTCCGTACCCTTGTCCTAGATGGTAAGATTTGTGCTTCAGTAAAAAGAATCAAATCTTCTGGTGGGAAAGAATTTAGAACCAATAAAGCATTGGGTAATGACACTGCTCCCTACAAGTTGAGCCAAGAAGAAAAAGACCTTATTAGAAAAGCATATAAGATATCTGGTTGTTACTATGCAGGTGTTGACCATATCACACACAACGGAAAACATTATATTCTAGAGGTGAATGGTTCGCCAGGTTCTGGCGCCGCACCGTATATGGGATATCATCCAGGCCACGAAGGAAAAGAACTTAGCGGCGAAGAGTTGGTTGGTTATGTTCTCGACCATATTCTTAACAAAGAGAATTGGAAATTTACTTCCAAGGAAATTGGTTATGTAGAATACATCACAGTCAAGGGTGTTGGTAAATTAAAAGCCAAAGTAGATACAGGGAATGGTTCAGTAAATTCTATTCATTCAGATAATGTAAAAGCAAAGGGCAAGAATGTGTCCTTTAGTATTCTTGGAAAGAAGTTTACTAAACCAATCGTACAAACTCAAAAAATTAATATCGGTTCAGACCAATGGGAAGAACGATATCTAGTCAAATTTGATATAAAGTTTGGCAAGAAAGAATACAAAGATGTTCTCTTTAACTTAAGCGACCGAGATGACAACACATACTTGGTTCTTATAGGTAAGAGATTTTTAGAAACACTTAATTATAGCGTGAATGTGAATAAGACATTTACTTTATCAGAACAAAGGAAACCCCAACGACAGTTGGAATCAATAGATGTCAATTTTGGCTTTGAATTGTTAGAAATATAAAGCCAATATACATAATTTAGGAGAAATAAAATGATACCATCAAGAAAACCAAACCCCTTCAATACAGATAGTAAAGTAACTAACGATATTGCCGACATTCTTGCAAGGAATCGCCAAGCAAAACAAGATGCGATTCCTGATGTAGTCAAGGATGCCGCAAAGGCGGCTGGCGCAGAAGCAAGAAATGCAGGTTATATTCCACAAGAAACAAAGACTTCAATCTACAACAAACATTTTACAGGTGCTGTAGGAGATAATGAGGTTTCTAGTGGTACTAGACAAAGTTTTGAAACAATGGCAGACCAAGAATATAATACACCACCTCCCCCAACAGAATGATTTTGCAAATGGTGAAACCTTTAAATAATGAAAATTATATTTTGTTTGCAATGAAACATTATGATAACCCTCAGTGTGAAAATGTTGATGAGTTTCACGATGATTTGAATAGGACAAAATATTTAAAGAGATTATTTAAGAAATACCAAAGTAACCAAATACTAAAAGAAAGACTAATACTTAATCATATAATAATTTTTTACAATGTTTTTGGTGTTGAAGTAGCATCAAGAATATTATTCTTTAAGATTGAAGAGGAATATCATTCGTTGTTGAAAACATTTTTAGTTTATCTAAACTACTTACCAGAGAAAGATATACCAGAAGCAGATTTGATTAGAATTCCACTTAACCAAGAAGTAATTAAAGTATTGAGAGCAATTTAAATGGGTTTAGGAATAATAGACACATATTTAGCATACAAGTTTATTAAACTACTTGCTACTCCGTGGAAAAAAACGGCGGCCTATAAACTTGGAATTATTGATAAAAAGGGAAAGAGAATTAAATCTGAAGAAGCAGATGATGCCGCAAGAAATTCAGGTTCAAAGTATACTAATGTACACAAAGTAATATTCAACATTAAACGACTTATCAATAAACTTCCAGGCGGAAAAACAAAAATTGGCGGGGCAGCGGCTGCAATTTGGCTATTAAAAGAAGAAGCCAAAAAAATGGGTGTTAATAATGAGAATATCATCGAAGAAACATTCCTTGATTATCTAAAAAATAATGGTTATGATTGGGAAGATGGCGTAAACGAATCCTTTAATAAATTAGATTTAACCATTTCTAAAGGAATATACATAGTACATGGTAGGAAAATTACTATTAAAGAAAATAGAGAATCCTTTGATTCTGTTTTAGGCATTCCCCTGTTCCGACTTGGAGAAACTGTATTTTCTTATTACGACATAAAGAAGGTAAACGATGAAAAAATTCAAACGATTTAGTACAGAACTGCCAATCATAGAAACTATTTTGCTTGGCAAATCAATCCAGATGGGTGACCGTAGGGCTAGAATTGTCAAGGTTGTTTCTATTGGTGGAACTAGTCGTTATGATACTGTCTATAAAGTAAAGTTTCAAGATGGCACGCAGGTTGAAATGCACGATTCTCAGATTCGTCCATTCTTAATTGAAGAAGGTGGTGCGGGCGAGGAAGCAACCGACGAACTAGACGATACTTATCGTGAAGATACGCCAGGCGAAGAAGTAGAAGAAAGGGCGATGGAAACCTTGACATTTGAATTCCCTGATGATCGAAAAGCGGCGCAATTTGATTATGATATTGAAAATTCTTCTATCGGTATAGGTGATCGGGTTGGGAACAAAGTAACAGTTACGGGTGTTCAATTCAAGTGGCGTGCTGGTATCAAGAAATATATGAAAAAGAGCAGAGGTAAACTTGTAAATGAATCTGTTGAACTGGATGAAGCATTGACTCTCGCAAGCGATGAAATAAACCCAGTAAAGAAATCTGCACAGAAACTTGCAAATCAAAGTCCTGATAGAACATACTATGTTGTTCAGCACACACATCATCATGGTGGTGGGAAAATTAAGTATCGGTATGAAGTGGTTGATTCTGTTGATATGCACATGTATAGAGATGCAAAGAGAATTGCACAGTATGGTAAAATCAAAGAATCCGTTGATGAATCCACGCCCACGAATGCAGTAGGTGGTGGAATGTCTCCGCATTTTGGTGGGGAAGGTCCAGTTCAGGGATATGACCCGATACTAGGAAAAAAGAAAAAGAAAAAGCGTAAAAAGTTTGCTGGTGCTGAAGTATTTGAATTAAACAGCGACGATTATCATACTTGTATGCACGGCAGAAAACGATATGAACGATGGAACAGAAAATTAAATATGGAAAACATTGATAACCAAGAGATTCGTGATTATGCCCATAAGAATCCTGGCGCACCAATTGTTATCCAAGACAAAACAACAGGTGTAATGGCCTATTTAATTCACGGAGATAAAAAATGAAAACACTAATTGCATTAGCAGTATTATTATTAGCAACACCAATTGTTGCACAGGACTCGGAGGTAAATAATGAAAGAGAAAAGATTGGACAGAGATTTAGAACGGCAATCGCCGATGGCAAAATTTCACCAGAAGAAGCAAAGGAACGGTTTGCTCAATGGAGAAAGAGCCAGTCGCCTAACGAAGATGCTCGTACTGATGACTCTCGTAAGCGGCGCGGGTTGCGAAGCACTCCAACAGATGACTCACGATGGAACTCCAGAGAACACCGCTTCAACTGTGGTGGACAGCGTGAGAGAGCAGACGGAGCAGACTCAGGAAATCACAGACGCTACAGACTCGATAGCAGGGACACTGGAGAACATAGACGAGGAAGCGAATTCCATTCTAGACGAGATAGCACTCGTTCCAGACGACCACAATTACAACATCGACCCAACTCTGGACAACATCGAGAATTCCGCAGAAACAATCAAGGAACATGTGGACGATGCGGCGCTAGAACAGGTTCGGATCGAAGAAGCGTTGGAAGATTTGGATCAGGCGAACGACAGAGTTGGCGCAGCCGTCGGTCAGATCGAGGAACTAGAGGACCTAGTTGCGGACTACGAGACTTCCGACAGGGAAGTTCGCAGAGAAGCCCTAGAAAATCTCCATAATTATATTACCCTATTCTTTGTAATGGGGTTCGGAATGTTGGTGGGCGGTGCCTTCATTGCCTTTTGGGTGAATGGTAGGCTTGGTGCAGTTTTACTTGCAATAGGTATATTGACAGTAGGGTTTGCAGCCGCATCGCAATACTATCTTGAAGAAATTGCTACTGTTGGGTTGATTGTTTTAATTGTTGGATTCGTGGCAACAATTGCAGTAGTTGGCTGGATGCTTGTTAATGGCAGCCGATACGAAAAAGCAATTGAAGAAATTGTGGAACTCATAGAAGAGATGAAAGAGCATCTAGATATCGAAGAGCGTCGAGAAA